GGTCGGGTCGGAGAGTTCGACGAGTCGATACTTTCCGTCTTCCCGAAGGCTGAGGCGACATCGTTTGTTGATTTTTAGTTTTCTTAAGGTCGGGAGTGCCAAGTATCCCGCGGTTTGAAGTCCGGCCGTCGAGAAGTCCCCGGTCTTGACTTCTATCAGAGTCAATTCACCGTTTAGGATCGCGACGAGGTCGGGCGTCCCCGCGTATAAGAGACTCGGCTCATAGTCCGGCTTCTCGCATAAGGAAGCGATGAATCGGAGGTTCGGGCGCTCCCTTCGGAGGCTCCGGAACGCGTCGACGTAAGGAAGAACGATCGGATCGATAGAATCCTCGTCGAGGTCGCCTTCGATCTCGAATAGGATCGCACGGTGGACTGCCTTCCCGCGCTCCGCCGCGAACTCGTCGATCGCCCAAAGGTTCGACTCGCCCGCGAGCCTGATCGCCTTCGTGACCGAAACGAGCTCCCTCGATCCTAAGAAATACTGATGGGTCTCGTCGACGAACCTAAACTCTGGATCGTCGACGATTAGTTTTGAGTCATACATTTTCGCCGGGCTCCCTTCCCCCTTCGTAATCGGGAAAGGGAGGCTCTTCGGCGAACCTCGCGGACGGTTGGGCCTTCGAAGACCCTCCGGACTCCGCCCACTTCACGACGTCTTCGTAGTCCTTCGTGAGGATCTCGGACGTGCTCTCTATGCCGTAGTTGGTCATCAGGAAGTCTTTGATGTGATCGTCGTTGAGCTTCTTGCTTCGAGCGATCGCCCAAAACCGCTTCTCGCGGCCCTCGGAGATCGGCATATTTCTGTAGTCCTCCGCTCTTTGAGAGGACCTTTGCGGCATGCTCGGCGGTCTACGGGCTTGATTTTGAGGCGCGCTTTGAGGCGGGGCGGATCTCTCTCCGTTTCCGTTTGAAGTAGGCGGCGCGGCGGCGGGCGGACCTTGATCCTTCTCTCGGTCTCCTCCGACGCCGTCCATCTCTTCAGCAGGGGTCGCTTTTATTCCGGCGAGGCGGACGATGTAGCCGAGGTATTGACGAAGGGCCTTCGATTGAGCCCTCGTTTGAGACATGGACTTAAGTTGAACCATTGGAACCGGGTCCTCGCCCGCGTAGACCTTTTCCTTCTTCGGCATCATCTTGCCGGGCTTGAATTTGTTCTCGGTCCAAACTATGTTTTCCGAGCCCGGATCTTCCTTCGAGAGGGTGCCGTCCGCGAGGACGTAATGATATTCGTAGCGCGGCTTCGACCGCCACTTCTCTTCGTCGTTCATGCAAACCATCTCGGCGCGGGAGAAGATGGCTCCGGTGTAAGGATCGTAGACCTCGGCGACCGCCTCGAATCCGTGGATCCCGCCGTAGTCGACGAAGCGGGTCTCGACGGTTCGGGTCGAGACGTTTCCGCAGAACTTTCCGAGGAGTTGCCAGTCCTCGATTTCGAGGTAGGTCTCGCCGTTTATGACGAGCTTATCCTTCCTCTGGTTGACGACCTGCATGAGAGCCGACGCCGCCTTCTGCGCCTTCTCGAGTATAGCCGTCGGATCGTGGAAAACCATTATCTCACCTCGAGGGCGCAACTCGGCGCTCTGCGAGGAAAGACCTTCGTTCATGCTATCAGACATGAGAGTATCCTCCTAGAACGGGGATGATTTGGTTCATCGCACGGAGACCCCCGCTCGTCCCTCCGTTCGATTTCTCGCTTCTTTTTTAGGATTTCTTTAAAAAGTATTTCGGGTCTTTTTTAAGGATCGCGGCTATCGCGTAAACGTATTTCATTGATGGTTGAGAACCGTTCTCCCACTGCCAACAGAGAGTTCGACTCACCTTAGGCTCGTGGCGCTTGAGCGCCCGATGAAACAGCTCGTAAGTCTTGAAACCTGCTTTAATGCGCTCGCGCTTTAAAAGCGCGCCGTCGAATTCATATCCCATTCCCGCCTCCGGTTGTTTTTTAAGAAGGACGGCCTCCATCTCGCACTCGAGGAGCCGAGCCCTGGTCGAAGGATCGAAGTGACGGTTCGTCTTTATCTCGACGAGCTTCCTCGCCGAGTCGTCGATGACTTCCTTGATCATTTTTTCGGTCATCATTTATCGGTCCTTTCGAAGATCCACCGGCAGGAGTCGGCTCGACAGGAGCAGACCGCCTCGGAGGATCGAAACCCGTTCGGAGGGGGAGGTCTCTTTCCGCACTTCGCGGAGGAGGGTCGACGCCACTCCCATCGCGCAACCTTACCGTCGGAAACGCAGACCGCCTCGGAGGAAGAAAAACCGAGGGGCGGGGCCGGACGGGGACCGCACGACCCCGCTCTAGCCTCGGTCGGGGAGGAACAAATCGTCAGCAGAGCGATCGCGGCGAATAATCTTCGCAAGAGGCCTCCTGATTTTCTAAATATTTCTTTTTCCCGACGATGCCCTCGAAGGTAGGGTCTGCGTGAATTCTGACGACCGCGTCGTCTTGGAACTCGACGAGGACGAAAGCCCTCGTCTGAGGTTCCCGACGGATCTCGAAGGTCCTCATCGTATTTCGCCGAGGAGCTTCTTTAGTTCCTCGATACGCCTATCCATGTAAACCGTGTTCCGAGCGCTGGACGGGTAGGTTTCTTTGTAGACGGCGAGGTCTCTCTCCGCCTTAGAAATCAGATCCTCGAGAGCCCTCTCCTCCGGAGCGTTCGCGACCTTCTCTTTAGTTTCCGTGTTCATTTCGTCCTCCTTGTTTGTAAAGAGAGCTTAACAATAGATGCCGAGCTTGTAAATAGAAAAAAACAAGATGGGAAGAAAAAAAATGAAAATGATCGCGGCGGAAATTTATCCTCATCCCGGAAAGAGGCGTCATTCGAAGCACGGAAGCGAGAGGAGTCGTTCTATAAAATTTTTCAAGGCTTCGTCGTTTCGGAGGAGCGGGTCGATCTCGACGTCGCAAACGCGCGATCGATCGACCCCGCGGCAGTTCGTCACGGAGACGTTTTCAAGCACGGGTCTTCGGGGGAGGGGGACTTTCGGACGGCCAGGAGGACAACAGGACGGAAGCGCGAGGAGCGTCAACGCCGCTATGAATCTCGCGAATCTTTTCTTCATGCCTCGCCTCTCTTTCTTCGTTTTCTCGAAGCGCCCGCGCGAGCGCGTCCCGGTCCTCGCGAGCCACGCGAGCCGATTCTTTCGCCGTCAAGAAAGCTCTCGCGAGCCAACCGAAGAAGAAGGAACCGGCGAGCTTAAGGGTTTCGAGGAGTTTTGACATCGGTGAGTTCTTCGACGATCGCCTTCGTCTCTTCCGGAGAAGCCGTCTCTACGGTGGCGTTGACGGTGACGATCTTCTCCGCAGGTTTTTTCATCATGGGAGCGAAGATCCCTTTGATCGCGTCGGGGACGTTCCACTTCGTTAAGACGGGAAGCAAAATCGCGATCATCGTTAGAACTCCGCCAACAATCTGCATCGGCGAGCCTTGAATGAAATAAGTCACGCACTGCCCGAGTTGGTCTTGATTGAGTTCGATCATTTTTTTCTTCCTTTCTCAGGCGCGTCTTTAGGCCAGCGCCAAGCTATCACGTTCGATATTGGGAACGAGGCGATCGTCACCGCGTCCCTTTGATTCCCGCCGAGGACCTTGATCCGATTCCCGTCGATTCCGACGAGGAACCCGACGTGTCCTTGCCAAGAAGAATTACCTCTCGGCATGACGACGATGCAGCCGTAACGAGGGCTCTTGAGTTCGTCGCCGTAATACTGCCACGAACGGGCGACTCCGGAGCGCGTCCCTTTAAATCCGACCTGACGGAGGACCCACCCGACGAACGCGGAACACCATGGAACCTCGTCGTGATCTCCGGGGACCACCGTCGCTTTGTTGTATTCCAAGATCCGAGGATTATCTCCCGGCCCCGGAACTTCCTTCACTCCGAGCTCGGCTTCGGCGATCGCGATCCAATTCGGTTTTTCTGTTTCTGCGCTCATCTCGTCATCCTTTCAAGATCGCTATGATCGAGCAAACCCCTGAAGCCACCGTCGAAAGGCCGCATATGAATGCGACTATCCGAATGATCATTTTCTTTTCTATCTCAAGGGTCAAAACCCTCTGTGAGAGCTGCTCGAGTATCTTCGTTAAGTCTTTTATTATTTCGTCTCTTCCTTCTTTTTGATCTTTGATTTCATGAACTATGTCGTCCATTTTTTCGCTGTTCTCTTTATTGTGCTTCGAGAGCCGTCGCTTCATTTCTGCAACCTCCCAACAAAGTCGATCTTGAACCTGATCGGGTTTCAAACGCGACAACTGAAGTTCCAAGGGCTCTTCGTGATCGCAATCGTCCGGAAAGTTTGGTCTAGGAAGTGATTTCATGAGCGATTAGTTTGGGACGCAATAACACTTATCGGAGGTTGCGTCCGAACAATCGGTTATGGTTGGAACTCCGGCGTCAAAACCGCCGAGGCACTTTAAAGACCCGCAGGTCGCCGTGCAAGCGGCGTTCGCTCCGGAGACGACGGAGGTTTGTCCTGCGACGCAGACGGTCCCTGTTGCGTTCGGAAGAGTCAGGGTTCGGTCGGCCGTAGGGTCCGTCAAGGTCACGGTGGTCTCGAAGGCGTCTGCCGTGGCTCCCTCAAAATTTATCACGTTGGAGTCTCCCCAAAACGCGTTCGCCGCATCCGAGACGCCGGTCGAAAGGACCGTGACTCCTGTGGCGTTTGGAAAAGTGATCGCTCGGTCTGCGTTCGGGTCAACGACGGAGATCGTCGTCTCGCTCCCGTCGGCGGTTGCCCCCTCGAAAATAAAGGAACCCGTTCCTCCGGATATCGCGCTGGCAGAGTCCGCAACGCCTCCGGCGGAGAGGATCGTCGCCCCGGTCGCGTCCGGGATCGTGACGGTGCGGTCGGCGGTCGGATCAACCACGGTCACGGTCGTCTCGAAGGCATTAGCGGTCGCCCCTTCGAAGATCAGACTCGCGCCCAAGGATTGGTTCCCGGCACCAAGGTCGACGCCGTCCGGGAAGGAGACTTTCCCTCCGCCGTTTAAAATGTCGATCACGAGGTTTCCGCCGGTGTAATTGATCGAAGCGTTCGGATAATTTCCAAACTGGATTTGCTTGTCCGAAGGGAGCCAAATGTTTTTTTGAAGTCGATCCGTTCCAACGAGTTGCCCGAAGGCCGGAGCCGACAGAAAGAAGGCGATCGAGATCGCCGAAATAAATTTATTCAGTTTCATTTTGAACCTCTCCTTTTTGAGTTTCAGGTTTACTCTCTGGCACCAAAACAATTTTCTGCCCGTCCTCTCCGTTCGTCAATGAGATCCGCCCATTCTTCTTCGCCTCATCCCAAACGAAACGACTGCAGTTCGAGGCCGCCGCGTTGTATCCCTCGACCCTCGCCTTCTGCATCATAGAAAATATCAAGTCGGAATAAACGCTCTTCGCTCCGAGGGCGGCTAGACCCCCGACGAAGCATACGATTAAAACCTTGAACAAAACGCGGCCGACCTTCGGCCCTTCGATTTCTCTCCTCATCTCGCCCCTCCTTTTTTAACGAACAAAAAACCCGTCATCACCCCGCAAGGATCGCGGCGATCGCGTCGTCGACGTCCTGCTTGGAATCCTGAAGCTCGAGGATCTGATCCGCCTTCGCTTGGCTTATGTTTTGGAGCTGCTCTAAAGTAAACTCCTCGACAGCGTCCGGTTGCGGGGTGCTCTTAACGGCTTTTCCGTCGACTATTTGATAAGGCATGCACCTCTCCTTTTTTTCTTAAAACGTTAATCCATTGGACCATCGCGCCAGACGACGCACTTCCATTGTCCGCTCGCGGAGCATTTGCAAAGCTCTTCGGTCGGACCTCCGACGTCGTTCCTGATCCTGTCTTTTACAGGACAGGCGCCTGGGGTCAAGTCCTCTTCCTTTATCGCGAAGACGTCGAAGTCTTTTATCGCCGTGTCGTTGAGCGAAAGATCTCCGTAAATTTTAAGATCGTTGGAAACGCTCAAAATCGATCCGTCAAAATAAACCTGAGTCCCGCCCGCGACAGGACCGAATAGGATCGGAAGGTTCGTCACGAGGTGAACTCCGTAATTCCACCCCTGCCCGACCTCGATCGCTGTTCCGATCGCGTCGGCGTCGAGCTTCATGTCAGGAATACGGAAACCGTAGAAAGAGTTGTCGGTTCCGAAATGATCCGAGTTTTTAAGCTCTAGCTCGAAAGCTGTGTAGGTTCCGCTCCCCGAAAGAGTCGGAACTTTATCAAAGAAGTGAAATCGGCTCTCGGCCAGCGCGAGCGCGGGAGAGAGAATCAAGATGATTAAAAATATTTTTTTCATGAGGTCCTCTTCGTCAATCGCACTCGCCGTCCCCGTCGTCCGCCGAACAACTCAGCGTTCCGTCTAAGGCGTCGCATTGAGTCCATCCTCCGTTGTCGGTGTCCCGAATCATCAGGCACCCACCAGTTGATCCGCTCGCTGACACCTTCCCAAACCCTGAACCAATAGTCACCGCGATCGGGCTGTTGAACACCGAGTCAGCTCCCCCGCCGACCAATAAAGGAGCCCCGATTGATAGTAGTCCTGTACTATCCGTTACGTCGATCGCTCCGAACTGAAGGCCGACCCCGGTTGGCATCTTCATCGCGTAATTCCAACCGCCAGACCCAAGCTCGATCGCGGTCGCGTCGGCGTCGGCGTCGAAGGTGATCCCGTCGATGTAAATCCCGCGCACAGTGTTCGAGGCTCCCGTGTGGTTCGCGTTTCCTACGTCAATCAAAAGCCCTCGATAAGAGTCGGACCCGTTCATAGCCGCGAGGGTCGAGTTGATCGTGATCCCCTCGGCGGAGCCCCCAGCGGCGTTCGCCCCGTTGACGTTTAAAAAAGCGTTCTGCCCTCCCGTCGGGTTCCCGATCGTCACATGATCGTCGTTCCTAACACGGAAGCGAGAGGTTCCACTTCCGGAGCTCGTGACTTGAAACGACTGAGAGCTCGAGTCTTCGCCGTTCGAGTTTATGTCGAGGCGAGCGGCCGGGAATACCCCGCTCATCGCGCAGGTCCTATTCCCTCTGCACATGAATGCCGGCTGAGAAGTCAAAGAATTGTTCACGAACTCGAAAAGAAGATCTCCGGTGCCGACGTCTTGAACTCCGCCCGCTCCGTTGCTCTTCGCTCCGGTGAATCTGAAAGTCGCGCTCGTGTTAGAAGGGGAGGCAGTCCCCAAAACTCCGCGAACGTTGAACGCGGGAGCGTCACCGTCGGTCAATGCGCTTATGGTGGCACCTCCAATAGTAGAGCTCACGGGCGCAATATGCAGAAAAGAATTCCCCGGAAAACTGGTGTACTGCTGAGTCACGTCGTCGTCGGTTAGAAAAAGCAATTGGTCTTTGCCGGAAGGCGACCCAAACTCCACCCTTCCCCCATCGGTTTGAATTGCCCAAGATTCGGTTCCGAACTGCTGATCCTCAAAATACAAACCCCAATGCTTATCGATTGATCCCCCCGTCAGAAAGGGAGACTCGGCATAATAGACGTAATCTCGCGCGATGCTGCCCGAACTAAAATTTCCAGTTCCCGCAGCGACTGCGAAATTTCCGGCTTTCGCCACAGTCCCGGGAATGTTTCCGCTCCCGTTATTGTATGCAGTGAAATAACCAGCGACTTGCTCAAAAGTGATGTCTCCAGATCCGTCGTTAGTTGCACCACCCCAAAGAGCAATGTAGCTTGAAACGTCACCACTTCCGGCGTGTCTGAAGAAAAACTCGGCGTTAGAAAAATTTTCCAGATTAAAGTTTTCGGAATTCCCGCTTGGGATTCCGACGGTGTTCTCGTTTACAACAATAGATTCCGATCCGGTTCCGACGGTTGTGGACGGGTCGAGAATCGTGTTTGAATACGTCACATACTCGTTGCCGGTCGGAAATGTTGTGATTGTTCTAGAAAAGTCTACATACCGATCATTGGCAATGACGGCACCGTCTCCAATGGCGATTTTCCCCGTAGTTTTAAAGCTGTTGTCCTTAAAGTCCGCGCTCGTCGCGTCGAGGACGAGCTGATCCGCGCCGTTCACGCTGTAGCGCATGTCCTCGCCCGTCGGAACGTTCGTCCGGAGCTTTCCGGAGCTGTCGACCCCAAACACGAAGCCGTCTACTGGTAATATGTGAGACGTGTCGTTAAAAAGAATTGCGGGATCGAAAGTCGCGATCCCCGTCGCGATCTTTACCTTGCTAACGTCGTTGATTGAGAATTCGAAGGAAGATCCCGTCGGGACGTTAAAATGAATCTGGTTCGTCGCGTCGGCGTCCCGCCCGATCTGATATGATCCCGCAGTGATCGCAGCCCCTCCACCGATACCGTCGAAGGTGATCAACGAGTCCATGTTGACGGTCGATAGGCCGCCGATCGATCGGTCGTCGCCTATGAACACGGCCGAGTTTTTAAGATGGGTGCCGTCTCCGTTGAAACGCGCGATCGCGTTGTCAGTTCCGACGACAGGCCCGATGACGTTTCCGCCGCCGCCCCCGCCTCCTCCGCCGAGCTGGCCGGAGTCCGCGAACGCGAGGGACGAGACGAGGAGAAACCCGATTGTGAGTTTTAAAGTTTTCATTTTAGTTGCAGAAGTAAGAGACTTTGTCGTTCGCGGTCGTCGTCGAAAAATAGACCTGATTTAAATTCGACAGCGTCACGTTAGAGACCCCCTCTCCGAAAGAGAGAGGCAGCCCTTGGCTCGCGCCAGCCGCGTTCGTCACCGTCGAACCGCCGAGGTAAACCTTGTCAGCGTTCGAAGCGTAGGCCTTGAACGTGCAAGCGTTTACGGAAACGTTTGGGCCTTGAGTTCGGTCCGTTGCGCCGCTTCCCGTGATCGTCACCGTTCCGTGCTTCACAGTTCCGAAAGCGTCCTGGACGGAGATGTTCCCGTTCGCGTTCGCGCGTATCGGAACGACGTTGTCGTTCGCGTCCGCTGCCCCCATGACTTGAGGGGTCTGGTTCGCGGTTGGGATCGTCACCTTCGCTGCATAAACCTGATAGGCCATGAGGCCGATCGATCCAATTAAGAACCCGAAGAAGTAATTTAAAATTCTTTTCCTATAATCATTCATGACGTGCTCCTTAAAAAACGCCGTCTCCGGAGACCGAGAAACCGGGTTGAGCGGAAACCAGGCCTCCTTCGAACGGCGCGAGGGCGAGAAATCGTTTAGCCTCGCTTAAATTCTTTTGACCCGCCCACCGTCTTCCTCGAGAAGGTCTCGTTTTTAGGCTTCGACATCGGCTTCTCGACGGGCGCTTGATTCTTTAAGGTCTTGATGACCTCGTTTGCTTGGTAGACGACGCCTTCTAATCGACGGATCGCTTCGTCTCTTTCTTTCTGCTGGATGGTAATCTTCATTTTTAAATCAGAAATCATGACGAGGCCTTCTCTTTCTTAGCCTTTTCCTCTTCAGCCTTCGCCGCCAGCTCCGCCTTCCTAGCCTGATTCTCCTCGCGTTCTCTGACCTCGATCTCGGCCCTAGACTCCCAACCTCGCGCGCGGGCCTCCCGGATCTTGTTCCTCAAGGAATCTAGTCGCTCTTTAAACCGACTCACGTCGGAATCAAAGGCGCTCTGGACCCTCTCGAAATCTGCGCTGATTCTGTTTACGTCGAAAATGATGTTGTCGATTTGCGAAGAGACGGACTCAAGTTCGCTCCGCTCCTCCTCCGTAAACTCCGCGACATCTCTGGTCGCGTTTTTTTGTTTCTTCGCCGTCATAAATTTTCTCCTTTTGAGTTTTCCTTCTGATTCTTCTCGCGATCCATCTTCGCTTTGATCTCCCGAATCTTCGCATGACGCTTGTCGAACTCAACCCTTTTTATGGACGTGACAGGTATAAAATGAAGACCGTCGTCGGTCGTAAATAATTCGAAATAAGGACATGGGTTCGGAGCGAAGTCGAAGGCCTTCCCTTTGTGATCGGTCAGCCCACCCTTCGGTCCGTAGAGGACCACCGAATCGACGAGTTTATGGCTCGCAACCTCAAACTCTTCTTTTCCTCCTGAAACGTAGTAAACAATAACGCCGTACGCGTCCGGAAGATCCTGATGTTCTTTGTTGAGATGAGGGATCATTTCTTCCTCATTATGAATCTAACACGATGAGAGCGAGGTTGTATCGACTGAGTCGCCGATAGTTGTGTGTCCGTACCTGGCGCCGTCGCTCCGGATGTGTTTGTCGAAGGAGTGCTACCCGAACCTGGGGTTGTGGATCCCGTATTCCCCGTTCCTCCCGAGTCAGTGACGCCAGAGGCGGGAGTGTCGCCCTCGTTGTCGCCTGTATAAATTTCTATGTCCCCCAAACCAGTCGTTGGAACAACCAATCCTATGCTACCAACTCCAGCAGTGTCGAGTTCAACGGCTGTATCAAACCCATTCGTCCGAAAATTAACTGATGATTCTTCATAAAACGCAACGCCGAACTGAAGAGTGCCTGGTCCGTGAGTGTGCGACGGTCCAGAGTGAACGTGCGCCGCGCCAGTGTGCGTGTGATTTCCAAGATCGTGAGTGTGAGATATTACCGTGTGAGAATGATTTAGACTCACTTGATGAGAAGCGTTTCCAACTGGAGACGCGCTGTAAACCGCAGTGTCTATGTCGCCGCCGCCCTCGGTTCCAAAACCGACGAGGTATCGGTTTGACAGGTCGCGCGTGGCTTGGCCGTTTATCGGGCTCTCGGAGTCCGAAATAGTCGAACCGTCGCAATGAACGAAGGAGCTCGGAATCGTCACAGCCCCATTGAAATCGTCCCAAGGGATTATTCCGCCAATGGGGACGAGTCCGTTCGTGATAGACGAGTCCGTCGTCTGGCCAAGCGTGAAAGTCGTCCCTGTCGCTATGATCCTGCCATAAATAGGGATCTCAAGACTCGTTCCCTTCCTTCTAAAAATTATGGTTTCGTTCTCGTGACTGTTCGCCGTGAGAGAGGCCTCCGCTATGATGTCGTATTGACCGGCTGCGAGCGTGGCGTAAGTCCCGTCGCTGAGCGTCACCGGGGAAGCGTTCGTCTTGTCTTTGCTGAAGACGACGACCTCGCCGTCCCCGAGCGTCAGAGTCCCAGCCGGAATCCGATTGATCTGCTCGCCGGTCGTCACCCGGAACGAGACGTCTATCGGAGACGCGAAAGTGATGACGCTTCCGTTCCACGAAACGGAGGCGGCGCTCCGAAGCATGGTCGGCGAGATCGTTTCCGCCTTGCTCTCTAAAAAGTCGATCCACGCCTTCGTCTGAAGGTGAATCCAATTCATGTACTGAAAGGGCGGTTTCTCTGCGGAGAGCCATCCTGTTATCTTCTTCGCGCCGGAGGGCTCGATGACGTAACTCGCGTCTCCGTATGCCCAAAGTGGTTTCGTTGGTTTTGCCATTGAATTTCTCTCCGTTTAAACTGGAACGACCTTAGCAAACTTCCCTCCGACAGTCACGTCGAAAACGTCCCCGAATCCTTTTCCGGCCGGATCGCCGTCGAAAGAGAAGGGGTCCTCCTCGAACCAACCGAGCGCCTCGAGCCGAACTCCCGCCGGAATGACGGAGTCCATGATTCGATAAAGAAAGTCGACGTCGAAGAGGACGAGCCCGACGAAGACGCCGCCGACGTCCGGATCGAAGACGTCCCCGAACCCAAGGCCGTCGACCCCGCCGTCGAAGGCGAAGGAGTCCGGGCCGAGGTTCTCATAACCGTATTCGAAGTTGACGTTCCCGAAGATCTCGACGACCCCCGGAAAGTATTCGTGAAGCTGAACGATCGTCGCGCCCGTTATGAGCGAGAAGACTTTGATCGCATCCTCCGGCGTCCCCTTAGAAGTGTTGATCGCTATCTTCGCGAGGATCGCGATCCTGTAAGCCGGATCTTTCCTCCCGCGCCGAGGCTCCCCGACGATCTGACCGATGCACTCGAGCTGCTTTCCGGTCGCCGTGAAGACCGAGAAGAGCTCGAGCATTTGAAAGAGCGCCTCCTCGACGTCCTGGAATCCGGTCAAGATCCCGCGCGCGAGGCCCTCGATCTTCGGCTTCTCCTTGAACTGGTGCGCGAGCCTTTCGAAGCCCGCGTCGGAATGATTTAAAATTTTTGTTGCGCTCATATGATCGTGACCGTGATCCGCGAAGTGTCTAAGACCGCGATCTCATCGTCCGCGATCGAGATGTTGTCGTCGAGCGTCGGGCTCGCGGTAGTCCCGACCCTGATGACGTAGTCGATTATGTCGGCGACCCCTCCGTCCTCTCCGATCGCGGACGCGATCGAGACGGTCCCGTAGACGATGAGGTCGTCGGAGATCCGGAAGTTCGTTAAAGCGTAAGCGACGATCTGCTCTTTTAAAGTCTCGTCTCCGTCGACTGGAAAGTTCGGGCCGACGGTTATGTCGAGCTCGAGCCAGATCTCTATCTCGTCCGGACGGGAGAACTTCACGGCGTGGGCGAACCCCATCGAGTCGATCGCGCTTCCCGTTATGTCGCCGTCCGTCGCTATCCCCGCGTCCTTGACGAGCCAAATCGTGTCGATGATCTCTTGGTCATCCCCGCCTAAGACGACCGCTTCGAACGAGTGAGGCGGCCTTCCATTGACGTCCGTGACGTCGGTGTCGTTTTCGAAGACCCTCGCGTCCTCGACCTCGTCGATCTCGAGGAGTCGCGCGCGTATAGCGTCGACCGTCCCAGCGCCCGCGGTTGAGAGAGTTATCTCCCGCCGCCGCCTAAACTCGGCGTCGGTCTCGATCTCGTTTCCGGGATCGACGTCCGTCGGGTTGTTAAAAGAGTCCCATCCGGAGAGTGGGCTCTCTATGACCGTGAGCGTGTTCGCGTAAGCCACTATCTGCCCGGCCGCCTCCGCTTGAAGATCGATTTCTACGTTCGGGAGGACGCCCTTCGTGAACTCCGTGAAGTTGACGTTGACCTGGATTCCCGTGTTCGTCAAGTCGTTGGTTCCGACCTGAAGAAGCGGTTGATCGAAGCTCCCGTCCGCGCCCGCGAAGGTGATCGTGAAGCCCGCCGTGTAGTCTCCGGAGACGGTGACCGCTGATAAATTCGAGAGGGCGTTTAAAGAAGTTTGAATCGTTGCGGCGACGTCGTTGAAGGCGAAGGTTCCGGTCTCCTCTCCGTCGAAGACGAGAGTCCAATCCCCGGCGTCGGGGACTGCGGAGAATTGAATCTTTTGAACCTCGTTCGTTCCGGCCACGATCGTCGCGTCAGCGGTCGTAACGAACCGCGCCGTCGGGTTCCCGTCGACGGATACGATCGATCCGGCCGGGATCAAGGTTCCGAGCGTTCCGTAAGCGAATCCGGTTCCGGTACCCTTCGTCGCCTCTAGGCGTTTGATCGCCGTTATCGAAGAGACGTTGTCGAGCGACACCCCGGTCGCGGTTCGGGGAAAGAAAGAGTTGTAAACCTCTTCCATGAGTTCGTAGAGGAGGGCCTCGCGTTCGGCGATCATTCCGACGAGTTGACCTAAGACGGAAGTCGGAAGAAGGTTTACACCGTTCCCGTAGACCGTCCGGAGGTAGGTCTCCATCTCCGTTTTCGCGTCGTCGAGCTTCTTTATGACGAGCCCGTTTAAAGTGAGTCCGAATCCGTCAGCCATTTGAAACCTCCACTATTTGATTGAAGTCTATGAAACCGTCGGTCGTGAGAGCCTGAAAGGAGAGGTTCGCCTCTCGGACCTTCGCGTCGTAAGAGAAGTCGAAGGCGAGGAGCTCGATGACTCCCGGGGTGTCGAGGACGACCGTTTTTAAAATCTCTTGAACGACGACGAAGCTCGGGTTTTTTATCAGCACGTCTCGAAACCAAGGGACGCCCGCTTCCTCGTCGAGGAACCACTCCCCGAGGAAGAGCTGAAAGCGGATCTGCATGTGCTGCCGGATCGCCTCGAGCCCGTCGTTGAGGTAAATCGAATTGTTTACGACGTCGACGTCCCCGTCGGCGTCAAGAGCTATGTCGCTCATGTGATCCCCACGTTGTCATGCGAATCGCTCCCACTATCCAACCCGGAACATTTCGCGTTTGTCTGAATGTGTTCGACCATCTCTTCGGCAATGGCGTTGCAAAGCTCTTTTAAAAAATAATCCGGATCGCGAACCTTATTCGCTGGCGAGCCCCCTCGCCACAGACCTTTGAGCCTATTGAAAAGAGCCGTTGATAATGTCGACGCGTTCATTGCCATCTATTTCTCCTGAAAGGTCTTCATCTGGTTCTGGATCGCGACCTTCCAGTGGTGCGCGCCAATGATGTCCGCCTTCATGTAATCGACGAGAAGCTTGATGAGCTCGTTCGTCTGGTTGAGCACCTGAAACTTTCCGTTCGGCTTCATTCGAATCTCGACTTGACCGTTCTTTAGGATCAAATCCTTCCCGTTGTGAACCTTCGCCGGGTCGCTGAAAGGATAGAGCCCCGGGTATGCCGTCGCGTCTGAAAGGTGATGCGACCTCTTGCTCGGAGGAGCCCCAGCCTTTCCGTTAGAAAGCCAGTTCTCGAGGCTCCGATCAGAGAAGATCAGCTCGACCTTGTCCCCCTTCTTGAGGGGCAAATGGATTATGCACCCGAACGCCCGCGGGTGCTTGACGGGAACGTTGTAAATGATCGGAGACTTGACGACCGTTCCGTCCGCGTATTTCCGATCGAAGTCCGGACGGACGTCCGCGAGCTGCTTCTTGAAATCGTATTTTACGACCTCGCCCGGACACGAGACCCGGAGCTTAGAAGAGGCCCCGTCCATCGCTTGACGGAGGAGCTCCGCGATCGAAGGCGTCGCCTCGTTTTGAGGTTTTTCCTGCTCTTCGAAAAAAGGTAAGATCGCCATCGTTTGAATTTCCTATTTCGTCGCTTCGCATTTCGAGTGAAAGTTTTCCTTCTCCGAGTCTCCCTCTTGCGTGACCGTCCTGACCTTGAAAATCCCTTTGAAATCCCTGCTGTCGAGCTGGACCCGCCTTCCAGGCCGAAGCCTCGGTTGCAGGAGGGATACGAACTCGACGCCCTTCGCCGTCGGGTTCGGGCTTCCGACTAGACCCGTCTCCGGAGAGATGAAGATCAAAGACTCTGAGGTTCCCTTTCCCTCCGGAAGTATTTGAACCGTCTCGTCTTGGATCGACCACTCGAGACCCTCGTCTTCGAGGAGTTCGGTGAGGTGCTCTCTCGATAGCCCCGAGAGCGAGATCCCGTGAGCGAAAGTTTTGTCCGGAATTCCCTCCTCCGGTCCGCTCCCCAACCCCATCGAGTCGACGACGTCTCGGACGACGGTCTTTAATTTCGTTCCGGGGGGATAGCCTTTGTCGTGCCTCGAGTTTCTGTGCTTGTTCGTCCCGTCCCCGACCTCGATCTTCGTTATCACGTCCGGAAACTCTCCCTTGTGAACCGCCTTTATGACGTCCCCGACGAGGACCGTCTCGACCGTGCTCGAGCTCTCGACGAGCTCCGCCGTTTTCCCCTCCGGCGTGAGCCCTAAGTAGCCGATCGAAAGACGGAGCTTCGTGTCCTTCGCTTCGAGAAGGCTCTTCGTCTTAGGTGCGAGGTTGTAGATCTGAACCTCCGCCCGGTTCGGGTGACGCTCTAAGGTTTTTACGACCTTGAATTTCACCCTCAAGCCCGAGATCCGGCGAGGAATTCCGATCCGCGGGATTACGTCGACGACCACCTTTCGAAGATAAAGCTCTTTAGACATTGGTCACTCCGCGCTCTGATAGATGAGGACGCAGCGGTCGTCGAGGTCTTCGAATCCCGCTTCCGCACTCTCGTCCTTCGTGTCGTAGAGCATGATCTTCCCGGGCGGGAGGCCGACGATCTCGAACCGATCCCAAATCTCTGTGTTTATGTTCAACGGTTGACGAAGGAGGAGCGGAGCCCCGTTCGCGTCGTAGGTCGAAAGGTGCCAGCGCTCGTTCCTCGTGTTCCAATCGACGCCGAGAACAACCTGAACGCCGTCGAGCACGGTCCTGATCTTAAAAGAGGCCTCGTCCTGGACTAGCGGTATTTGAAAAATTTCTGGCATCGTTCACTCCCTGATCAGTTCGCCCCGAACCACTTAGAAAAAATGCTCCCCTGAGTTTTAGAGGAGACAGCCGACGAAGCGCTGTTCAATTTACTTCCCTTCTCGACCGCGTCCGTGACCTTCTGCCCGAGATCCTTAGTTTTAGAGGCGATCTTCTTCGTGACCTCTCCGAGTTTTCCGACCCCGGCGACGCTCGACTTGACGATCCGGATCTCCTTCACCCTCGCTCGGAAGTGAATCGACTTCCCGCTCTGAGCCGTCCTCGTGACGGAGAGCTCCTCGAGGATCATGTTCTTATAGCGCTTTAGCCCCGTGACGACCGTGAAGGGCTGCCGCCCCTTCTGCAGTTTCAAAAGCTCGTTGTATTGATCGATCGACCTCGAGCTCTTTCCGAAGAGGCCCTCGACCGTCCGCTTGACGTTCTGAATGTTCCCGATGATCGCGTACCCGAGCGGGTTGTCGGTTATCACGCCGTCCATCGAGAGCTCCGCCGGTTTGATTTGAACGTGGTCT